GTTAACAATTTCACGCAACAGTAACTCTTTGGAGTAAAAGTGGCAAATAAATTTTTTGTTCACATGAAAAAAACTTTCCCAAAAGCTTTGTATTATTGATTTTCTATGTATCTTTGCATCGTTATTATTTCTCGGGGTATTAGCTCATCTGGCTAATTTTTTCTACTTCTTAATCTGCTGTTTGTCACCTATTTATATTTTTCGTTTTCGTTTGATGTTGAAACAATGTTGAAACAAAGGAGATTTTCATGTTAAAGCCGGGCGTAATCCCCGGCTTATATTGTTGGTTTGGAACCGCCACTTATTTTGGTTATAGCGTCATGCTCTGTGTTTTTTCTTTGTTTCTCATCCTCGTCTTTGAGATACTTGTTCCTTATATCTTTGATGTCGTTTGTCATTCCCCATACTTTGAAGAAGAGAATAATTTGTAATACTCCGAATATTAGGAGTATGATTTAGGTGTAGTTGTAACAAGCAGTGCATAAAAATAAATATGCACTGCTTGTTTGATTAAAGTTTTTCGTTTTTTAATAATTCTGGATGGTCATATGTGTAATATACCTTGAAAATAAAAGTATATTCATTAATAACATCTCTAATCTGGATGGGCAGCATTAATCTGATTTCGCCAGCTTCTTTTCCTATATATTTTTCAGGGAGCATGGAATGCTTTTTCCATCCATTTCCGATTGTGCTATAACCTATTTTTATACCATCGTCATAATAAACATTAGATGTCGGGGTTGCTAAATCTTCAATTTTGGCACCTTTTATGATTGTGGTAGCTGGTTGGTCTCCTTCTCGTTCGGAGAATTTTGTTCCAACATGCATAATTTTTGAGGATAAACCATCTAATCCTACAAATGCTGCTTCATTCCAAATGATTTTAAGAGAATGATCGGATACATTTTTTAGCATAAAGTTAAATTGCTCTGAAGTACCAAAAATTACAATGTCTATTATGCTGTCGTTATATGAATATTTATCAATCCCATTGTCTTGTATGATTTTTGTGTTACCATATCGATTTGTTGCTTTTTCTGGCTTTTCAACTTTCAATAAAGCTGTCTTATAGCTTCCTTTGAGTGCCTTTTGAAAAGGCGTAGTTTTAACCATTGAATACGGACATTCTATAATTTCCCCAGTTCGTTTATTTTTAACTTTTACATTTATTTCTGCTGTCGCATAATCTTTACCAACTCCCTTTCCTATAAATAGATCAATAATTTCATATTGATCTTTGACCATATCGTGTTGTATTATTTTTCCCATATGAAGTTGTTTGTATTCCTCAAAAGGTTCAGTGAAAACAATGGGCATATACGAAATGAGTGGCCATTGTTTAACTCCGCTCCATATACTAACTTTTACGGAAACTTCTTCATACCCTTTAAATTTAATTTTTCTTTTAGACCCGTTTTCGATAGCAATGATAGAAATTTCTTTATTAGGCTTGTCGTTAAGAGTTATATTTTTAACTGTGACTTTTGATATAGTGTAAGTCTTGCCAATGTAAGATTCATTAAATTTAAATCCAGATTTATCCCATGTTTCTAATTGCCCATATGCGGGGCGCACCGTAAAGCATTTTCCTACATATTGTTGGTATTCTTCTTCTGTCTTTTGTTGATTAAAGCCAAAGTTGGTACTAGTGTTAAAGGCGAAGGATGTAATATGGCTTACTAGTAGTCCAAGCAAAAATAAAATCTTCTTCATAATCTTAATATATTTAGTTTCTAAAATCTCTTTACAGCTCCCAATACTTGAAATATAGTTCTAATCATTCTTGCTGGAAGTTGTTGTGGGGAATACTCTGGTGATTTATTGGATGGGATGAGCGTATATGAATCGTCAGTTTTCCCAACTCCCAATCTTTTTATAGTGCGCATATCGTTTGTTGTAACGATGGCATATACTTCTCCAAGTGGAAGAAATGATTTATCTTCTATTTTCTTTAATGCTATTATATCTCCGTGATTGATTTCCGGTTCCATAGAATGACCTGTAACATTGCACCAGCAATCCGCATTATTGTATTTTTGAAAATCTATCATATATTCCGGATTTATAGTTTGGTCGTTTAGAATCAGGTCAAAACCACCTATAAAATCTACATTATAATAGGGAACGCCTGTTGTATAGTTGATTTTAGGTTGTTCAGTACCATATTCCAAAATTGGCTCCATTACAATATTCTCGTTATTTTCTTTACGAGACAACATCTCTCCTTCACCAGTAAGAAGCCAGTTTGCATTTACATCTGGGAATTTTGATAAAATTTTGTTGAGTACATTTTTACCAGCACCACGAGATACCCAATTACTTATTGTTTGTGGGCTTTCTTCCATTTTTCTTGCAAAATCAGCTTTTGATTCGCAGAAATGAGAAATAATATCAGAAATTCTTTCACCTTCTGTTTCCATATAAACAATTTTGTGTATATTTGTGTCGGAATCAAGTTGCGGATGATTTCAACTAATTTGTTTAACTATTCCCGTAAGGGACTATATAGGCGACTTAACTTCAAACCGCAACTTTGGAGTTGGTCGCTTTACTTTTATAGTTATGGTAATAATCAATCCTTTTCTATTTGAATCAATGAGAATGCAAATAGAAGAGTCATCTCATACGCCAAACAAAACAATCTGTAAGGATCCATTTAAAGAATCAAACAGGCTTATTGATAATGCAAAAGAATCATACTTCAAGATCTTGAAGGAAGAGAAGCGCGCTATCAGAGAAAGTGCCAATCCTTCCGAGTTTAATCTTTAGTTTCCTTGTGAATGCATCGTCAAACAGTGTATATCCATATCGTGTTTTAAGTTCTTTCAACTGATTAATAACATAATCTATATCTTCCTTATCTTTAGTCTTTTCAGTGGTCTCAAGCATCATGTAAATAGATTGCCTTATATCTGCTATATTTTTTAATTTCATAGCCATGTGTAGCAGGCGTATCTCTATATACATCATAGTTTTTGCTGTATGAATTACATGATGGTCACTTATGTCCTGTAATTTTTCTTCTATTTCATTTTTAAGGTCGTTTTTTAACCCAAAAATGTTATATCCAACCATTACGGCTAATGCTCCTACAACGAAAGAAAGAAAAGCAATCATAGAATCGAATAGAGTCCATGTTACAGGCTCGTATTTGCATAGCCATAGCAATATTGCAATGACACTTAATCCCAGTGCTATCCGCGCTATCCAATTTCTATTTCTGTCTTCTTTCTTCATATTATAATAAGGTATAATCTGCTTTAATAGTTAAATAGTGTTTATATACACATATTTGTTTATATACTATTTGTAGTATACACAAAAACGTGTATCTTTGCATTATCAAATTAAACTGATACAAAGAAACGAAGATTAATTCAGATTTCAAATAGTATAAACATATTAAAATACACGATTATGAGAACAAGAGAATTTTTACACGAAGTAATGAGCCTTGCTTGGCAGTTCGTTAAGCGTAATGGCTACACCATGAGCGAAGCAATGAAGGTCGCTTGGGCTAATTTGAAACTGAAAGGTGAGATGAAAAAGAAGATAGTGAAGTTCTACTTCAAAAAAGTGGATGGTTCCGTTCGTGAGGCATACGGTACACTAAATGAAAAGCTGATGCCTGCCATCACTGGTACTGACAACAGAAAAAAGAATGATACCGTCCAGACTTACTATGATACTGAACGCCAAGAATTCAGATGCTTCAAAAAAGCTAATCTGATGTCAATCGCATAAAAGATATGGATATGAATGCTTACACGATTAACCAGCAGTTGGATAGCCTTTATAAAGATTTAGAGGCAGCTTACAACAACGATGAAAGGACTGTTTGCCTGATGTTCAATGCTGATAGCAAAAAAGAAGCTATCCAGTTGATAACGGATGAGATAGACAGTTTGGAAGATGCCTTAAAAGGTTTTGAAACTTGTGAAGATGATGGCATGGACTACGATGCTCTATGCCGGGTACAAGGTATCAGCCGATACGCATAATACACGATTATGCAACGCACGACAGCCCTACAGACGGATTGAACGGCAACCGATAGCGAGAATCGGGTAGGGTACTATTGATTAGTTCTTTGAAATTCTGTAAAAGCAATTACGGTGTAATTCATAAGCCGTTTTTGCCAACCAAAGATAACAAACGCACATAAGCAAGTTGGAGCTTGTGAGCTGTGCAATGTTTAACAATTAATAGAAAACACCGCAAAGAATCGTCTTTGAGCAGTGAGCATACGGGTTAGGCGTCCGTACTGTTTTCGACAATATAGCCTGTACTGAACTGAAATAAGGTTCTGTTATTCGATTAGGGTACAGGTACTTATTTAAATTTATACGATTATGAAAACAATCCAATTCGTTTTATCTATATTGGTTAGTATATGTGCTGCCGGTATGCTTTACGGGGCTATTACTACTTACAGTCCTATGAAAATATTCTCTATCACTATAATGAGTGTTATATGTGTAGGGTGTGTGTCGCTCATGAGAATAACTTATAGAGAACTTAAAACAGACCACTAAAAGGTAGTCCTATAATCCGGCACAAGGCGCATGGGGATGAGTGCACAATCACCTTGTAAACCAGCTGGGCGGTAATTTATGAAGTAGCATTGTTGGAATGCGTGTAAGCGATTAATTGTTGGTATTAACTTATATTCTAATTTATATATTCATTTAGCTTACAAGAAGTAGGTTCGACTCCTACCTTTTTAACGACATTTTAAATTTATACGATTATGACAGTGGAAGAATTAAGAGGCATGACGCATGAAGATTTAGTAAGGCGTGTGCAGGAACTGGAAGAGGCTAACGAGAAATTAGCTGAAGAGAAAAATACATGGTATAAATCTTGGAGTGATTTGAACCGGAAGTTTGATCATTTCAAGAACGCGGTTAAAAGCATTGTTCTGATAATAGATTAGATATTCGTGTTTTATATTGTGTTTGTACTGGGTGTGCCGTCCGTGAGGATAGTGCACCTTTTTTAAAAAAGGATGGTTAGCTTATCGGTTAGAGCTTCGTATTGCGCAAACAATTGGCACGATTGAGAGGGGTTCGATTCCCTTACCATCCACGAATCATTAATTAAATTTTACTCTTATGGCAAAAGAACTGAAAGAAAGAACAGAAATTAAGAAAAAGCTGAAAAAGAAGAATGACAGAATCAGCTTTGACTTTAGCGACAAACTTGCCGGACAGCTTCGCAGGTGTACCGCTGATCTTAACAGGCTGGCAAGGATTGATCGGATAATAGACAAGAAGCAAACTTTGTATTCGGTGGACACTAACAGGGAAGCCGGATATATTGAGGTTATTCGCAATTATTAATCAGCTGACTTACACGATTATGAAGAGAGTTTTTAATGAACTTACACCTGAATGCGAGATTACGGCACGAATGTATGCACAAGGGTATGAGAAAAAAGAAATTGCAAACCTCAAATGCCGAGCGGTCAGCACGATAAACAACCAACTGCAAAGAGCTTTTGAGATTTTGAACGTAAGGAACGGCAGAGAACTGGCAACCATGCTATATGAGAGAATAGCTGGTATGAAGTTCACGATGGACTTTTCACCTACTATTAGGTCGGCTGTTGCTTTCTGCCTGTTGTGCATCTTTTCTTTTTCGCTCTATCACGAACAGGGCGATATGAGAAGGGGACGAAGAACGAGAGTTGAACGAATTGAAAGAACTGGACGGTATGGAGGTAAGACTTGAATTATTTGAATTTAAAAATATCTGCATGGACATGGCGGAGCTTGGTGCAGCTGCCAGTGAGAAGAAACGGTCTCCTGTATCTGATGAAATCAAGCAAAGAGAAGCGTTCAGATGGTTAAAGACACTTGGGTATGAACCTAACTTTTTGGAAAAGTTAGAGAAAGAAGGATTGGTGCATAAGAAAAGAAAAGGCTCATCCAGAAATTCTCCTATCATATATTCCAAGTTCGAGATACAATCCGCTATTAATGCTTTTAAAATGAGTAAATATCTGAACAAATAACCCTATAAAATTTACGATTATGTCACTGATTAAGAAAAGTAATGAATTAGTTATCCCGACCACCGTGAAGATGATGATTTACGGTCAAGCCGGAATGGGAAAGAGTACGGTAGCATTGAGCGCACCGAAACCGCTGCTGTTGGACTTCGATAACGGCGTGAAGCGCATGAACATGGCGCACTTGGAGAATATAGACACGGTACAGGTCACTTCATGGAGCGATGTTCAGCAAGTTCTTCAAGAGGACTTGTCCGCTTATCAGACCATTGTAGTAGATACCATCGGCAAGATGATGGACTTCATCATTACTCACAAGTGTGGAACCCGCCAGCCGTCCATCCGTGATTGGAGCGGTATCAATGCAGAGTTTTCATGGATGACACGAACACTTTCGGGGCTTAACAAGCACATCATTTTCGTTGCCCATCGCGACACAAGAAAAGAAGGTGATGATACGGTGTTTATCCCTGCCTTGCGTGAAAAATCCTACAACTCTATCGTTACTGAACTGGATTTGCTCGGTTATCTTGAAATGAAAAGCGAAAGAGGCGTCCAAAGACGTACTATCACTTTTGACCCAACTTCAAGAAATGACGGTAAGAATACTTGCAATCTTCCTTCAGTGATGGAAGTTCCTACCATCCTTGACAAGAATGGTAATCCAACCGCAAAGAACGACTTTATCACCGCCAAGATAATCAATTCGTATTTGGGTATGCTTGCTGCCAAGAAAGAGGCACAGGAAAAGTATGATAAAGTTATTGAAGAGATAAAAGAAAGTATCGAATTTATAACTGATGCCAAGTCCGCTAATGAGTTCGCCTCTCATATTAATGAGTTTGAACACGTTGGTAGTTCTTTGATGATGGCGAGAAGTTTGTTTGCTGCAAAGGTAAAGGCTTTGGGACTGGTATTCAATAAGGAAACTAAAATCTACTCAGATGCAGCAGCCTAATGAGATTTGGAAAGACATTCAAGGTTATGAAGGACTCTATCAAGTAAGTACCCTTGGTAGAGTTCGCTCTTTAGATAGGCTTATTAAAAGCAGGTATGGTAATTTTAGAAAGATAATAGGAAAGATAATTAAGCCTAATAAAATATGGAGTGGATATTTACGAATATCATTATGGAAGCAACAACAAGTTGAATATAAATCTCTTCATAGACTTGTCGCTGAAACGTTTATCCCTAATCCGCAAAAATTTCCATGTGTAAATCATAAAGACGAAGTTAAAAGCAATAATTCAGTTTCTAACTTGGAATGGTGTACATGGAGATATAATGCTAATTACGGAACACGAAACGAACGGTTTAGCAAAAAGAAAATAAATCACCCGAAGATGTCAAAAGCCGTTGTTCAGTGCCGAGAGGATGGTACATCAATAAATACATTTGAAAGTGCTAAAGAGGCTGAAAGACAAACGGGTATTAATAATGCTAATATTATCAGTTGCTGTATAGGTAGAAAAAGCCATCTTACAGCAGGTGGTTACAAATGGAGATATGAGAATGAGTAAAATATCTTACAAACTATACCCAACATTGTTAGATTCTTATCAAAATTATATAGATAGTGATAAGATATATCAAAAATATTATGCTTTTTCTGACAATCCTCCATGCGATGAAGATGAGTTCAGAGAAAAACAATTCCAATCTCTTATTGATAGGATAAATAGAGTACCTTTCGATAGCGAAAAAGCTGATAGAGGAACATGTTTTGGGGAGATAATTGATTGTATGATTGAGAACCGTAAATCTTCTATAATGGAAATTAGCAAGGCATATCACGATGACGGAAAACTTTACGGGATAAAAGCTGTTTACAACAATCGCACTTTCACTTTTCACATTGACCTTTGCCGCGAGTTTGCCAACTACTACAAAGGAGCATTAACCCAACAAAGAGTAGAAGCCATCTTGCCTACTGCATACGGTAGTGTATTGGTTTATGGTCTGATTGACGAACTGATGCCTACCAGTGTTCACGACATCAAAACAACTGGTAGTTATACCGTGGGAAAGTTCAAAGATCACCACCAGCATTTAGTATATCCATACGCTTTAATGAAGAACGGTTCTGATGTACGGACATTTGAGTATAACATTGTGGAGTTCAACAAAGGCGGTTATGTGGTAGATACCTATACAGAAACATACGTTTTCAATCCTGAACGTGATATTCCTATTCTTACTAATCATTGTGAGGAATTTATCCGGTTTTTGGAAGAAAACAGAGAACTTATAACCGATAAAAAGATTTTTGGAGGAGAAAATTAATGGCAAACCAAATAACCGGACGGATAATCGAAATTGGACAAACCGTTCAAATACCATCCAAAAACGGTGGTTCCTCATTTACAAAACGGGAGTTTATTTTAGATGCTACTACTTACGACCCTTATACGGGAGAGCGTAGCGAGTATGAGAATGTTATTCCCTTAGAGTTTTCAGGCGATAAGTGTGCAGAACTTGACCGCTTTAATCATGGTGATGTTGTCACTGTATCATTTATGATACAAGGTCGTTCTTGGACGAATCAGGACGGAGAACTCAAACGTATGGCATCTATCCGGTGCTACAAAATAGATGCGCGTGGTGGTGTATCGCAATCCCAACAAACAACATCGGTACAACAGCCAGCGCCACAGTCGACCTATCAGCAACAGCCACAGAATTTCCCGCCTCCGGTTGATGTTAATGGCAATGTAAAGGACGATTTGCCTTTTTAGCGTATGTTGTTCGACTTGAAGAATGAATTTCAAATACCCAAGTTCAAGGAGTATGTAAACAAGCTGTTTAGTGAACGTGCGGTGGTGGAAGTGAAAAAGAAACTACCTAACCGCACGCTTGCCCAAAACAGCTACTTGCATCTTCTTTTAGGGTATTTCGGTAGTGAGTACGGTTGCAGTCTCGACGAAGCAAAAATTGATTTTTATAAGAGGACTTGCAACCGTGATTTGTTTGAGAGAAAGACGGTCAACAAGAAAGGTAAGGAAGTAACTTACTTAAGAAGTTCTGCCGAGCTGACAACAGGTGAAATGACCTTGAGTATTGACCGTTTCCGAAACTGGAGCGCATCTGTGGCAGGTATCTATTTGCCTGCCGCTAACGAACAACAGATGCTTATCTACGCACAACAAGAAATTGAACGTAATAATGAATTTATTTAAAAATTGAGATTATGAAGAAAAGAAAATTTCCCCAAGATGTAGCAAGATTCTTTCATCCTGAAAAATCAATCAACCCTAAATCCAGCGGTATTCACCAAATAGAGAAAGCCTCTCAAAGAAGCTATATTCCAGTTTATAATACTATGGGTACTGCAAGAAAGGTTTACAATGAGTTTGGCAAAATAAGTTATAGATAATATGGACAAATTTTTAGGACAAGACATTCCTGAACAGGAACGATGGCAGTTTCTTCAGGACAATGCCGATGCAGTGGAGAAAATCGGTTATACTCACCGATTCACACCCGAAGAATTGGCGCAAAAGAAAGAAACATTAGCTGAAGTATCAATCACCATCAATGATATTGAGATAGAAAAGAAAGAGGCTATGGACGAGTTCAAAGAACGTCTGAAACCTTTGAACGAAGAAAAGCAGGAACTTTTGGACCACATTAAGAGAGGTTCTGAGTTTGTAGAAAATGAAGAATGTGCCAAAATCCTCTATCACGAGGAAAAGATGGCAGGATTCTACAACAAGCTGGGCGAACTGGTTTATAGCCGTCCCATTATGCCACAGGAGATGCAAAAGACAGTATTCAGTATTAACCGTAAAACAGGAACAGAATCATGAGTGAAAACAAAATCAACCTGGTAGTACCGAAGGATTATAACGGTACGCCAATCGAAGTAGTATTACGTGAAGGTAAAGCACCCGTAGCACTTGACCCGAAAGAACCGGAAAGAGTGGTTATCAATGGAACAATAGACGCACCTTTCAGATGGTTAGAGAAACGTGTCGAACTGATTAATCAGAAAGAGACGAACATTATCGTAAACCGTGATAAGATGGGGCTGGCTCTGACGATTGATGAAACCAGCTACTATCAGACAGAAATCAACGGCATTTTGCAGCCTTCAAAAGAAATGCTGGAGTTCGGCATCAATACAGATAAGAATTGGGAACCTATCAAATTGTCACAGTTTTTGAAGATGCACCGAGCTTTCTTTACTGACAAGTCGCAGAACATGATGCTTGTTTCTACTTTGAAGAGCTTCAAAGCAAAGGTAAACCAAGACATTGAGCGTAGTAAAGAAGAAAACGGAAGCAAAGTGGATAATTACTCACAGGTGGTTGATTCCAACCTTCCAAAATCTTTCAAACTAAACATTCCTCTTTTCAAAGGTTTTGCCAACGAAGAGATAGAAGTTGAGATTTACGCTGATGTGGACGGTCGTGATGTATCTCTTTCTCTTGTGTCCGCTGGTGCAAATGAAGCCATTGAAGAATACAAGAATAAGGTGATTGACGAACAACTGGATGCTATCAGACAGATTGCACCAGGCATTGTAATCGTTGAGGTGTAACAATGAGAAAGCACATTTATTTAATTCTGTTTCTGGTAGTCGGAATATCTATCGGAAACAGAATATTCAATCACCTCAACGCTTGGCTGGGCGTGGTAATAATATCAGCCACAGTGATTTATTTCGTTTATAAACTAATTAAAAATTTGAAGAATGAAAAGATTGATTAATCTAATGCTGGTCTGTATGACCTTAGTGGTATTTGCTTCATGCGAAAGAGTAGCCCCTAATTATGCCGGTGTTCTAATGGAGAACTATGGGAAGCAAGGAAAAGAGGATTTTAAGGTAGTGTCCGGTAAAGTTTCCACTTGGGAATGGGGCACTGAATTGTTTCAAGTTCCATTGTTTGACCAAAGAGGGGAATTTGCTGAACCTGTCACATTGAAGGCTGCTGATAACACTGAATTTAACGCACGTCCTACTTATTCTTATAAAGTTATCAAGAATAGAGCTATAGATGTTGTATTCGATAACAAACATATAGATAAAGCTGATACAGAATCAGGAAAAGACGGCTTTATGCAAAGCCTTGAAGATAATATACTTGAACCTCGTATTTATGATTTAATCAAAGAAGAAAGCCGTAAGCACAAGACAGACAGTTTAATGGCTGACGGTGGTTCTCTTCTTTTTGAAAAGCGGTTGGAGCAGATTGTGGATAAAGAATTTGAGAAAAGAGGGCTTCAATTGCTGACTTTTTCTGCACAGCTTGAATTTTCAAAGGCTGTGCGTGAGAAGATTGATAGTCGTAATGAGGTGAATACCAATATATCTGTATTAGACCAGCAGATTGCAGAGCAGAAGAAACGCAACGAATTGGAGCAATTAAAAACAGAACAGGCTTTAATTACTTCAAGGGGTTTGACTAAAGAAATCCTATATAAACAGTTTATCGACAAATGGGATGGGAAAACGCCAATTTACGGAGCTATTCCCGATTTGATTAAGTTACAGAAATAAACTTTGTTAACCTGCCTGCTCAGTCTGTGAAGATATGGCGGGCAAACACGGTGGTATGGCGGAATTGGTAGACGCTAATCAAGATGTGAGGTGAAAAATTCCATGATAACCGTTAATAACCAAACCGGCAACATGCGAGACATCTTAGGAATGACTGACTTAAAATCAGAAAGCCGCAAAAACACCACTCATGCAGGTTCGAATCCTGATGCCACCACAACCCTTTGAGAGAGAGACATACGAAAGCAGGGATACAGCCTATGCAATGTTACGGGGTCCGGCCGATGGTTGCCGGTGACACGACTGAAAAGAAGCCGAAGACTTGCATAAGTTTCTGTTAGTGGTATGTTTCGTTGGAATAATTGTTGAACCGCCCCGGAGAATACGCTTCGGGGCTTTTAATTGGTAAATAGTCAAGTTATGATATTCGGATATAAGAAAAAAGCAAAGAAAGAAAAAGCCTTGCCTCTATTTGACAAGGCTGGATTGAAAGTCAAAAAGAAAGTTGACTTAAAAGCTAAACTTGATAGGGTGTTCTCCATGTACATTCGATTGAGAGACAGCAAAGAGTTTGACTTTAAAGCATTCAGGTGTATAAGTTGTGGTAGAATGCTCCCTTTTGAGAAAGCAGATAATGGGCACTATATAAACCGACAACACATGAGCACTCGGTTTGATGAAATGAACTGTAATGCTCAGTGCTCATATTGCAATAGATTTCAAGAAGGGAATATGCAGGGTTACCGAAATGGGCTTATCCGCAAATATGGAGAACAGAAAGTTCTTCTTCTTGAAATGAAAAAGAACACAACTCGAAAATTTACTGACTTTGAATATGAACAACTAATCAAGCATTATTCTGCTTTAGCCAAACAGATGAAACAGGGAAAATTTGAAATTACTGATGATAATGACAAGATAAAGATTGGTGACGATGATTTTTACTTGGATGATTTAAAAATAAAATAACCTGCCATGTTTAAACTACGTGATTACCAACAGAAAGCCTCTGATGCTGCCGTTTCTTTCTTCAACAACAAGGCGAAGAAAACAAATGCTATCATGGTGTTACCTACGGGATCGGGAAAGAGCCTTATTATAGCGGATATAGCCGCAAGACTTGATGGACATACCTTGGTGTTTCAGCCGAGCAAGGAAATACTCGAACAGAACTTTAAGAAACTCTGTTCATACGGCATTCTTGATTGCAGTATCTATTCAGCTTCTTTCAACTCAAAGGAGATAAGCCGGATAACATTTGCCACCATAGGCAGCGTGAAGAACCATCCTGAACTGTTCACCCACTTCAAGAATATCATCGTGGACGAATGCCATCTTGTTAACCCCAAAGAGGGAATGTACAAGGATTTTTTTGATGCAGTGAAGTGCAAGGTTCTTGGCTTGACGGCAACTCCTTATAGATTGTCTTCCTCACGTGATTTCGGCTCCATGCTGAAATTTATCACCCGGACAAAGCCTCATGTCTTTTCAGAGGTCATTTACCATGTACAGGTATCAACTCTCTTAGATATGGGATATTTGGCAAAGTTGAATTACTATCCGATGAATCCTTCAGGGTGGAATGAACTCAATTTGAAGGTAAATACCACTGGTGCCGACTATACGGATAAATCAATCCAAAAGGAATATGAACGAATCGACTTTTACAGTTATCTCGTCCATATCGTCCAAAGGCTGATGAATCCAAAAGCTGGAGGTAAACGAAAGGGAATACTGGTATTTACCCGGTTCTTGAAAGAAGCCGAACAGCTTACGTGGTCCATTCCCGGATGCGCTATTGTTTCGGGTGATACTCCCAAATCTACTCGTGAAAGAATCCTTGCTGCGTTCAAATCTGGTGAAATCCCGGTCGTTGCCAATGTCGGAGTTCTGACTACTGGTTTTGATTATCCCGAGCTTGATACGGTTGTTATGGCCCGTCCTACGATGTCACTTGCCATGTGGTATCAGATAGTCGGTCGTGCCATCCGCCCGCATCCTTCTAAAGAATGTGGATGGATTGTGGATTTATGCGGTAACATCAAACGTTTCGGAGAGGTGTCGGATTTACGATTGTTTGATAGCGGTAATGGTAAGTGGGCTGTATTTTCTAACGGAAGGCAATTAACTAACGTGAGATTCTAAGACTATGGACGAAGGATTTTTGAGGCTAAGCCGCAGGTTTTTCTCGAATGAAATGTGGAATGAAGCCCGTACTTTTAGCAGTTGCGAAGCGTGGTTAGACTTAATTCAGTCTGCACGATTTGAGGCAACGCCCCGAAAGGAGAGTATCGGAGGTCGAGAAATCTCTTATTCAAGAGGTCAATATCCTGCATCCATAAGATTTCTGTCACAGCGTTGGAAATGGTCTGAAAAGAAGGTGCGTTCCTTTCTTGTGCATCTTAGAAAGAAAGGTATGATAACTGTTGAGTGCAATCAAGGAATGAACCTTATAACCTTATGTAAATATGAAGAATATAATCCAATGGGCACAACCAAGGGCACAAGTAAGGACACAGGTATTGAAAAGGAAATCAATGAATTAAGACACGAATGGGCACAACTTGGGGCACAACTTGGGGCACAGCCCATGAACAGCAATCTACCGCAATCCGAACTTTTACAAAAATCAGGGCACACAGAGGGCACAAATACAAAGAAAGAAGAAAGAGAGTATATAGATATATCTCTACATCAAAAGAAAGAAAATACTCCTGACGGAGTATCAAAGAAAGCCAAGCTTTCTTCGCCCTCCCCCTCTGAAAAGATTGATTACAGCGGATTGATGGAATACTATAATACCACATTCAAAGACAGACTCCAGCAGATAAGATCAATGACTGATGTGAGAAAAAAGGCTGTAAAAGCCCGGATAGCCCAATATGGGAAAGAGTCAGTGAGGAGTGTTTTCAATCTCATTCTTCAATCCCCGTTCTTACTTGGAGCTAATGACCGCAATTGGAAATGCGACTTTGATTGGATTTTCAAACAAGCAAACTTTACTAAAATATTGGAAGGAAACTATAATGGGACAAGACTTAGTAAAAATCAACAGGATAGCGAGCAGCGAAAACGTGATTCAGTTCTTGCAGTCGCTACAACCGTTAGAGAAGCTGCCGCAAAAAAGAGAAAGGAACTTGAAGCAGAGGGCGTTATTGAATAAATATCCCGATCCTGCACAATTCATTCTTGATTACAACCCTGATTTGCAGTTCAAACTTGTCAGATGTAATGCAACCCATTCAGAACTGGCGTTGAATGACAGCATTCCGAGTTTAGGGCTATTGTCTTCTACTTATGGGGATGAAACACCGATAGAATGGCTAAAGATACAATTTGGCTCATTGAATGACTTTGCAGAAGTTTCAACCAAGATAGCGAAAGAGCAACTTTCTGAACTATCGGAGATATTCCTTTCGGAGTATTATTATATAAATGCCGCTGAAATCTGTTTTTTCATAGCACGGTTTAAGTCAGGGAAGTATGGGCGGTTCTACGGTTCAATAGATCCATTGAAAATAACAAGTGCGATGCTGGACTACGTTTCTGAACGTCGGAAAGATATTGAACGGAAAGAGCGTGAACGATACAGAAACCAACGTGAAAAAGAGATAGAGGAGCGTGGAGATAACAGAATCTCTTATGCTGAGTACATTGAAATCAAGCACCGTGCTGATGCAGGAGATGAGGAAGCTAGAAAAATGCTGATATCACCATGAGAATAACCGTTTACTGGGTAACAAGAAATCCGGATGTTATCGTAAGAATCCGGAAAAAGTTCAATATCCCAAGTTATACTTCCGTGAACTACGAAACAGAATGTGAAATCAAGAATGAAGACTTTCCACTGTTAGAAGAAACAGAACGAAGGGGATTCATTCGAATTAGAAATAAGAATACACGATTATGCAAGGAACAGACAAACTGAATACGATAACCAACATCGTATTTGTCCTCACGGACGTTTTAGAAACCAACCTTCTAGAAATGCAGCAGCAATACAAGAAGGAAGGCTTTGAACTCAGACACGATTCAAAAAGAAACTTCAACACAGCCATAGCCGCGATAAAGAGATTGAAAAGTGATGTGAATCATTGCAGCGAATCCACTCTGGAAAACTTCGGCAATGATTCTGACATGGTGAACGCCATGTTGCTCACACTGATTGACAGATGCGGTGATGATGACAACCTCGCTTATAAGATGTACGAATACATTAAATCTTTCCCGTCCAAACTGAATCTGGACTTGGATTTGGATAATGCGTTCAGCCATCTGTTTAGAAAATCATGAAAACTGCTGATGACTGGAAAACGGTGAGTTAGTGGAAGTTGATTAACAGTTGACTGATAGAGCAATTAGAATTTAATTGATAATAATTACCATTTACCTAACATTAGGAAAATGGTTCATAACACGATATAGAAATGAAGCAAAGTAAATTGACTCACGGCTCCTTGTTTAGTGGTATTGGCGGTTTTGAATTAGGTGCCGAAATGGCAGGAATTGACACTTTGTGGAATTGTGAGATAGAAAAATTTCAAGGTGAAATATTAAAAAACAAATTTCCTCATGCAGAAAGATTCACAGATATTACAAAAACAACCGGACTCCGATATGTGGACATCATTAGTGGAGGATTTCCGTGTCAAGACATCAGTGTTGCCGGAAAACGTGAAGGTATTAAGGGAAAGCGCTCCGGGTTGTGGAGTGAGATGTACCGAATTATATGGGAAGTTAGACCTAAATACGTCATCATTGAAAATTCGCCAGCTCTCACTATTTCCGGTCTCGAACAAGTCCTATGCGACCTTTCCAAAATCGGGTATAATGCGGAATGGCAATGTATATCAAACTACGCTTTTGGATACCCACACAAAAGGGAAAGACTTTATCTTATTGCCTACTCCAACAAAATCGGATTACAAGGCGACGTTTGCAAATGTGGAAGCATTAACTCGATATTTAAACAGTGGACATCAGATACGAGTGTCGGATATACTTGCGCAAAAAGGATTCTTGAAATCCCAGCACATAGCATTGTTAGAAATGATGATGGGTTTCCCGATTGGTCACACAGAGTTGGAAGTATCGGCAATGCGGTAAATCCAACAGTGGCAAAATATTTATTTGAATGTATTAAGATTTTCGATAAACAATTAGCGTAAAACAGAATAGAAATGAAGAAAAAGAAGCTATATATCAGCCTGCCAATTAGTGGCTTCTCACTTAACGCCGTTGCTTTGGAAGCAGAAAGTTACAAGCTAATGTGGGAAGAGGAAGGTTTTGAGGTTGTGACACCTTTCGATTTATCCCCAGATAGCGAAAAACCATACTCCTATCACATGGGTAAGGATATAGAAGGGCTATTGGAATGTGATGCTGTTTATTTTGCGCCTGGTTGGGTTGACTCAAAGGGGTGTAATCTTGAATACGCTGCTGCTAAAATTTATGGAAAAACAATTTATACATAACGGAACAGAAATGAATGATGGAGTTTATTTTGACCAAAATGGTAACGAGGTAATCGTAATCAATGGATTTGAATACTCACGAGAAGAATTTGATTCCCTTGTGGATATGTGTGGAGATTGCAATATGTAATAACAAAAGAAAGAAATGAGTAAAACAACAATTTATTATCTATTCCTAATAGCAATGTATATGCTGCTAGGATAGATGGAAAGGAGAAATATGGATAAAGATAAATTCAACAAAGCAATAGAAATCAACAATAAAATAGAGGAATACAAAGATCATAAGATGGCACTTGAAAATTCTAACATAAAATATGGTGGTGGATTGATATTTACATACAACAGAATGCACAATGATGTACCATTAAAGGAAGAAATTTTTGGTAAGAATTTCCTTCAGTGCTATATGTATGCTTTGGATAGTAAGATAAAAGAATTACAAAAAGAGTTTGACGAATTATGAAAAAAGATATGAAACAGACAGTAGAAGAAGCGGCAAGAGAGCACCAAACGCATTTTGAAATATGTGATGCCGAAGGTACAATAAGTGGATTTATTAATGGAGTGCATAAACAGAGTTATGAATCTTTTATTTCTGGTGCCGAATGGCAGTCAAAGCAATCACCGTGGATAAGCGTTAAGGAACGGTTGCCGGAAAATAACACAGTAGTTCTAACAAGAGGGGCTTATGGCTTCCTTATTTGCCAGCTTTCAACTTTGGGCGAATGGGAGACGGGAGCAAACGTGAATGAAGAAAGATTAGGTATAACCCATTGGATGTCCATCCCTTCTTTTGACGAGATACTCGAAGCCAACAAGGATGTACTGGAACGGATTAAAGAGAAAGGAGATTAATATGGAAGTAAAAAACGGAATAATAATAGATGGAGTGCTGCATGAATCATCAGAAGGATTTTGTAATGAGTGTTCCTTATGCCAGGAATGCTCTAATCTTTTAGACGATAACTATTGTGCCTTACTCGATTTGGGAATAGGTCAGTGTTTTGTCAGTCGTGGTAAAGTAACAGATATTAAAACAGAGAAGGAGGAACAATCATGTGTAATTCAATAGAATGGGGCAGATGCGAAATATGTGGAAAAGAAACCCAGTTGGAACGTACTTATTTTTACTATCCAATTCATTGTGAATGTTGTGGCAATAAGGAAAACAGACATTTTGAAATGATAAGACATTGTAAAAAATGTCCTGCCCCTATGCCTAAAGAAATACATCCACTATGTAAGGCAATGGACGGTAAGACTTATCATGCGAGTGTTTCCAATATGCTTCCCATTGATATTCATGGAGAGTTTATTATAAATGAGCGAATAATTAAGGAGGAATAACTATGGGATTTACAACACCGTGTTTTATACGCAAAAATACACAGGAACTTCGGAAGAAGCTGGAAGAGTTGGGATATGAAATACTTAATTCTGGTAATACAACCTTAGATGAACATAATTATGACGGAAAGGGAAGTCATAAAAGTATCGAAGAAGGAAAAGCTATTATAACGTCTTATGGTAATTTATATGGAGTGATATATAATGTAGATACTGTCACTAAGAAAGGACGTATTGATTGCGGAACGAATGAAGAACTTTTCCTGGCTATCGCTGCATTGAGGGATGATACAGACAAGTACCAATGGTTTACCGATGGGGATTTATGGATTATGTGTCCTAAAATCAAGTTCTCTACCTATTGGGTCTACAATGATATTGATGTCAATACGGATACCATTCACAAGGCTACCGTAGACGAACTGATTGAACACTTTAAAGGAAAGGAGAACCAACCATGACCGAAGAACTTGTAACATTGAAACAGCAAAGATGCTGAAAGAGAAAGGGTTTAATTGGAAGTGTGAACACACAATAAGTTGCGATAATATTATTAGAAGATACGACATTCCGCAAAGTATGTCATGTTGTACGGAAATAGATAACGAACCAGTTGAATTTTTGTGTCCAGTGTTGTATGTTGCCCAAAAGTGGCTTCGTGAAACTAAGAATATTCATATATGTGTATATAACTGTGCCTGTGGTTATGGATACGAAATATCTAAAGCTAACAATGGAACTCATATAGTCAGTTCTGTTTATGAAGGGCCTAATGATGGTGGTAAATGGGATGTCTACGAAGACGCACTTGAAGCAGGATTACAGGAAGCTTTAAAACTTATATGATTATGAAAACAATATTATTTACAATTATATTTATTATCGCCCTATATGGGTTGGAGATCTCACAATTACATTTAAGCCGTTTTCTATCTCACTACCTGGCTGGTATAAGCCTGTAGGTATCCTTCTATTTTTTCTGTCAATGGCGGTATATACTATAGGGGAATATACTAAAGGCTATAAACAGGGTTTCGATGATGGGATAAAGGAATGTGTTGAAATACTTAAAAAGAAAAATCCATGAGCAAACTATATAAAGTAACCATTTTCGGGGAATCATTCTTAATCGGGTGGTTCCCTTTTTCTTCACGCTGGTATAACAAGCTAAAGATAATCAAATGATAGTACGTCATTTTATAAGAGTTCCGGTTGGAAGTACTGTCTATTGCGACAATCAGCCGGTTAAAATACTAGAGAAAGGATATGCCCTTGCTCTATGTGATGTCAATGGGAAACGGGTATATATCACCTGCTATGATTTGGAAAAGAAACCATTCGTCAGCACGAATGGGGAAAAATGAAAAAGAGCCAACCCACGCACGACCATGAATCAGCTCTTCCTTACACGATTATGATGCAAATATACTATTTACTTTTAAAATAATCGTGTTATGGAACTGGATTTTAACAAAATAATTCGCCTTAAAAAGATTAGAATTGAGAAATCAGAACTTTCAGAAGAAGAAAATACCTTAGCTTCACCGATTTTGAGAGATAAAAGCCTTATTAGGGATATCTATAAAATCTTCGTTGAGCTATTGAATAGCAGAAGTCTTCCCCCTTGTATTGATAGTGTTACCCAGCGGAAGAAGTTCATCTTCATTATCCTGTACCTGTTTTCTCCAAGTTCGCTTGCCGGTGGGAAAATGACAGCTGGGTTACGCGAAGAGATGTCAAGGGTACTTGGGGTTCAGTCCAAGAGTACAATTTCCGACAACTGCGCTGATGTCGTGTTTCTCTATCAGAACTATGGGGATTTCAGCGGGGATATAGAGTATCTTTATACCGAAATCGTAAATCGGTTAAGAATCAAAGGGCTAATCAATTAATGAGCCGGGGCTTAGTGCTCCGGCTTAATTTTTGTTTGGATTTGTTTTGCGATGGATTGCGTATCAGTTATTAAGGATTTAAGTTCTTCATTAGTTATATTGATATAACCTCCATCTTTTTTTCTACCATTTCTATGTGCTAATAAATTCCTATAATAGAAGTGTTTTTTCATTTTCCCATTTGTGTCGATTATAGAAACTTTAAATAATTCTTTGAGTATATCTTTTATAGTATCAATGTTACTATAAGATGTCCTCATTACATATTCTATGACCTTTTGCTCCCATTGGGCAACAAGATTGTCTTCTTTTAATTTAGTCATTTCATCTTTTTTCTTGCATGGAGGAATTGAATTGAAAAAATTATTGAAACTTTCTTCGTCTTGGATTATTTTGGTTAAAATAATGTCACAAATAAATGTATCTAATGATGTAATGATATTAATATATGACAATTTATTGATGATATTTTGTTTTTGTTCGTCCAATCCTTTGATGTTAATTACACTTTGGATTTCATCAATTCTTTGCTTAAAATCATTATATGATCCGATAAAGTCTTTTGCAAAAAAATAAGCAAATGTATGTTGTGTTGTAAAGAATGTTTTTGCGTAATATTCATTAAAAATAGATTGGGGATGCTCATTGCTAATTTCAAGGTAAGGCTCTCCTGTTTCAGTTATAGTATTGGGCTCTATAATTTCAGAATTTTCAGGAGGGAGATCGTATGATGCCCCTGCATTCTTATATGCAAAAAATGGAGTCGTTATTAAGATTCCTCCATTGACATAAATCCTTTTTCCCATATGTTTTATTCTCCTTTCTTTATTTATAGTATTCTTTCCCTCGTATATTCTTATGTTCCGGCATACGTGGCTCTTCGTCAAAATGAATTTTTCCACCACAGTGAGGGCAGGTAATAGTATTGGCATCATTTTTCACTTCTTCCGGTGAAGCAAAGAGTTGCCACATCGGAACGTCAAGGGCTTCCGCAACCTTTTCAAGTGTTGGATAAGACGGGCTTTTCAATATAGCATATAGGTTCTGTCTGGTAGTGTTCATTTTTTCTGCGAAAGATGTCATATTAAACCCCTTTTCTTTAATAAGCAATTCTATTCTATTCATACCTTTAGTTTTTTTTGCAAAGATACGTTTATTATAGTAGTGTCAAATATATCATTTACGAAATATTGTTAAATGAAAGAATATACTTTCTTATTTTGTTTGTAGTGTCAAATATATCATTTACATTTGCATCATCAGAAACGAAGTAATAACAATTAAAAGATATACGATTATGACAACAAAGAATATCATCAGAGAAGTAAGTTACAAAGGTCACATAATAACAGTGTTTGAAGATGGCTTTCATCAAGAATTTGTAATCATAGATAATGACGAATCAAAGCTGTATGATAGCATTGCAGATGCAAAGAGAGTTATTAGAGGCGAGCAACCTTATTACGAAATAAACTGAGTTTAACCAGCAGGGCGAAAGCCCTGCGCAATATAGAAGGATATGACTAAGAAAATATATTTTTAAAAGCAGTTATAGAAAAACCGTTATTGAATAATGAACCAGAAGTTTTACACCTTTTCGTTCAAATTATCAATGAAATAACTTCTTGTATGTCAGAAGACGAGTTAAGAGGCTGTATGAGCTCTTTAATAGTAAGACACCCTTATTTTAAACTGTTTTTCGATTATGGTTTCGGACATAATCATATGTGGGTGAAAGCATCAGGTTCTTTAGAAAGATTGATATTGGTTGAGTTCTAATCCGGTAGCCTTATGGCTACCACAATATACACGATTATGAAAGCGGATTTAGTTTTAGTTATCAGCCCTGAAGCCCCACTAATGAAACAACTGGGCAAGGTATTGGGTAAGCTATGTACACCATACGACTTTTCTACCATAGAGAGAGGCGAGAAGTACATCACCATACAGCATGATGAAACTGGGCTTGTAGTGGCTTATACGAGTGAAGAAAGATTGAATGTGAAAAATTGAATGCGAAACATTAAATATAGATTATAAATGAAAGGTAATTGTACGTTAGAACTTGATGTAGACAGTGTGGCATTGAATAATGCAATGTCTAAAGCTGTCAGTGATGCTGTAAAAAGCCTCAATATTGAGCAGATAGTAAATGCAGAAGTAACAAGAAGAATAGGCAAAAGCGTAAGCAAATCAATACAAGACGGCACATTTGTTAGAGCAGTTGCAAAGAATGTAGCCAAAGAATTTGATGCAAATATCATTGTGCCCCTTCTTGATATTGAAGAGCTGAAAACTATGGTTGCAGAAAAAATCAGTCAGAAAATAATTAGTAAAATGGGGATTTAATTATGAACTCAATTAACGACGAAAGAGGTTGCAGCGTATGCCAGCCCGGTAAAGAGAATTACACCACCTACAACACCAGGTTGAGAGGTAAGAGAGTGAGAATGTACCAGTACGATTACCGTACTGAAAGTGGTGAACTCTTTGCTTGTTGTGCGCCTACCTTAGAGGCGTGTAGAGAAAGACGGGATAAATGGCTTAGTTCACGACAATAAGCCGATTGTCGTGTATAACGATTGAAGATATTTCGTTATCTTTGGTTGTGGTAGTACCTTTGGGGTACTATCGCGGGGTGTAGCAGTGGTAGCTTTTCACTTTGACTTGGTGAAGGTCGGTTGTTCGATTCAGCCCCCCGCAACTATTGAGTATTAATTAAAAAAATGACACGATTATGAACATTCTTACATTAAGCATCAAACAGAAGTATTTCGATGAAATCTTGGCAGGCAAGAAAACCCACGAATACCGTGAAATCAGACCAACTAACGCTAAGAAGTATATCACTTACCTATGTGGCGGTAAAGAATATCCGGCTGATGCAGAACTGCCTGAAGAAGGTGAGGTAGAATTGAAGCCTATCAAGTACGATGCAATCAAGCTTCTGACAGGTGCATATACAGGTAAACGTCCTTATATTATCGTTGAAGTGAAAGCAGCAGAAGCTGTTATTCTCACAGATGAAAACGGTAATGATATTGTTTACGAACATCAAGGCGAAGAATATCTTGCTGCACAAATGAATTATACTTTGGGCAAGATATTAGAAAAACATATAGATTGATTTGTTTAATTTTTAAAATTAGAAAGCAGAGTCGCAAGAAGAATTAACAGAGTAGCCGGGCCTCGCAGAAATATGAATGGTGCAGGGGCAGGTGGTAGATTGGTTGCCAATCGTAGAGGTACAGCAAGTGCCACACAGTTAGGATCACGCAGACAGCGTTACAGTGATCTTCGTACTTCATTTGGTTTAAGTGGTGGCTAGCTATGAACAAAGTAGAACAAGCGAGTCAATATATAGACCTCATTCGGGTAAAATCGAATGAGGCTTTACTGTTTTTATCACTTGGTAAAGATTCGCTTGTTCTGCTTGATTTAGTCTATCCGAAGTTTGACCGGATTGTTTGCGTGTTCATGTATTTTGTCAAGAATTTGGAACATATTAACCGTTGGATAAACTGGACTAAAGCCAAATATCCGAAAATAGAGTTTGTTCAAGTACCACATTGGAATCTTACTTATATTCTCCGTGGCGGTATGTATTGTGTGCCAAATCCGAAAGTAAAGCTATTGAAGTTGGCAGATGTGGTAAAGGCTATGCAGCTTACTCATGGAGTTTATTATACATTCTTGGGCATGAAAAAAGCTGATGGTATGAATCGTAGGCTTATGTTGAAAGGGTATGAGGTAAACGGTTACGAGAATAACGGTATGGTTTATCCTTTGGCTGATTGGACACAAAAGGATATTCTTGCTTATATGAGGCAGCACAATTTACCCGAACCAGTTCGATATTCATTGAAAGCCAGTTCGGGAGTAGGTTTCAATCTTGATTGTATGCTTTGGATGGAGAAGAATTACCCGCAAGATTTACAGAGAATTTACAGAGTTTTCCCGATGGCTGAAAGAGTGCTTTGGGAGTATCATAATCAGTAAAATTAATAAGGAGGATTGCTGAGTCAGAAAAAGAAAGACAAGAGAACAGATATATGCTCAGGCAGAAAGATTGAGCGAAGCTAACTGGAGAAGAAAAAATACATGGAGTAGCAGTGCTGCAAGCAGGCGTGCAAAACAATCTCGTGATAATCTTATAGCAAGAGCCGAAAGGAATACTCTTCGGCAGAGAGGTTTCGGTCTAAGTAATGGCTAATATGGAATTATCAAAATACATAAAGAGTGAATCGGTGGAACTTAATCGTTCTGCCATTCACTTTGCGGATTATAATCCCCGAAAACTTTCCGATGAATCACGTAAGACACTGAAACGTGGCATCAAGAAGTTTGGTTTAGTCGGTGGAATTGTCGTGAACAAGCGTACTGGTCTTACCGTAGTCAGCGGGCACCAGCGTTTGTCTGTCATGGACGAATTGCAAAAGTTTCCCGATAACGACTACCGCATTCGTGTTGATGTCATAGACGTGGACGAGCAGCAGGAAAAGGAGTTAAACATTCTAATGAACAACCCTAATGCACAAGGGACATGGGATTTTGACGCTCTTGCCCGTATTGTTCCTGATATTGACTGGAAAGATGCAGGTCTGACCGATGCAGACTTGAATATGATTGGTGTCGACTATCTTTTGCAGACCGAAGAGGAAAACTCTATTGCGGATGCTTTGTCTGATATGATGGTCCCAGTTTCCGAACAGAAAGAAGCCGATAAAGCCGCCAAGCAGTTGGAACGTGTCGAAAAGGTTGCCCACATGAAAGAGGTCAAACATCAGGTGAAAGAAAACGCACAGAAGCAAGCCGAGAACATGGATGCCTATGTGGTGTTGTCCTTTGATACCTATGAAGCTAAAGCCGCTTTCTGCGAAAGGTTCGGGTATGAACCAGATATGAAGTTTATAAAGGGAGAAGTTTTTGATGAACAAGTAGAAAGAATAGATTAATTATTGGGAGGAAAGCTGAGTTAGAAAGAAAACATATAGCCAGTTATATCAGCAGTCCAGACGAATAATGTACAACGCTGGAAGACAATACGGGTTAGGTTCTGCAAGACAAAGAAACATAAGGGATAGAACGAAATCCATAATGGGAAGATATGCTGAGAAAATAGATAGCTATTTCTCAAAAAGAGGAGTTGATGTCTATGGAAACAAGCCAATTTCTCGCCGTGTATATATGGGTAACAATAACGGTTAAAATTATGATTGGCGATTTTATACTTTGGATAAGGAATGTTCTAAAGCAAAACCTGTTTTGTGTTCATCATTATGTTTGGAAAGGTAGTGTGATGTTCTCTGAGTTCAGGTATGAACAATGTGAGAAATGGGGAAAATTAAAGAAGTAATATGAGCAATAGTGAATCTCAAAATAGAAAAGGTAAAGGAGGAAGAAAGCCTAAGTTTGATTATACAAGCGAGGAATTTCTTTCTCTCGTGGAATCGTATGCCAAAAAGGGATTCACTGACAAGGAAATTGCTTATGCCATAGGGATTTTGCCTCAAACATTCTGCGAAAAGAAAAGTGAGTACACCGAAATATCCGAAGTCTTAGCGCGTGGGCGCGCGACAATCAATGCCACTGTAAGGGCTAAATTCCTTGCAATGGCTCTCGGTGGCATAAAAACCAAAAGCACCGTGGTAAGAAAGCTCCGTGATTCAGAAGGGAATTTGACGGGCGAAGATGAATTACAAGTAAGCGAAAGCGAGTTGGCTCCTAATTTGCAAGCAATGTCCGTTTGGCTGTACCACCATGATGAAGATTGGAGAAAGATTGAGCGCAAACAAGATGAAGACGCTGATATTCCAACAGACATAAAGCATGGCATCAACATTGATTCTTGGATTAAAGACAAGCTGAAATGATAGTACCTCAAGAAATTTACCATCCATTATACGAGGATAAGGAAAAATTTATAATTCTTATTACCGGTGGGCGTGGTTCGGGAAAGTCTTTCAATGCTTCTACCTTTATTGAGCGGTTGACTTTTGAAATGACTCCCGTAGAGAAAATAGTTCATCAGATTCTTTACACCCGTTACACGATGGTTTCTGCCGGTATGTCTATCATCCCCGAAATGATGGAGAAGATAGATTTGGACGGTACCACGAAATATTTCAAGACCACAAAGACGGACATAGTCAATAAGATGACTAAGAGCCGTATCATGTTTCGGGGTATCAAGACTTCTTCCGGAAACCAGACAGCAAAACTGAAATCCATTCAAGGCATTACGACTTTTGTCTGCGATGAAGCGGAAGAGTGGACAAGCGAAGATGAGTTCGACAAGATAATGCTCTCCATTCGCAAGAAGGGTATTCAGAACCGGATTATCATTATAATGAACCCATGTGATTCCAATCACTTCATCTACAAGAAATACATTGAGAAAACTCACAAGCTGGTAGAGATTGACGGTGTGCAGGTTCAGATTTCCACTCATCCGAATGTGCTCCATATCCATACTACGTATTTTGATAACTTGGATAACCTTTCTCCTGAGTTCCTGAAAGAGGTGGAAGATATGAAGGTGAGTAATCCTGAAAAGTATGCTCATGTGGTTATCGGCCGGTGGGCTGACGTTGCAGAAGGTGCTGTGTTCAAGAAGTGGGGAATTGTTGACGAGTTCCCGGCTTGGGCAAAGAAAATTGCTTTCGGGCAAGACTTCGGTTATACGCATGACCCGTCTGCTTCCATTCGTTGTGGTATCGTTGATAACGCCCTTTACTTGGATGAAGTGGATTACCGTACTGGATTGCTTTCTTCTGACATCATCAAGACTCTTCGCCCGTGGGGATTGAAAGTCATTGCTGACAGCGCAGACCCACGTTTGATTCAAGAGATACACAACGGAGGAATCAAGATATATGCCGTAGAGAAAGGTGCAGGCTCTATCAATGCCGGAATTGACAAAATGAAAGATATGGAGATTTATATAACCAAACGCTCGTACAACTTGCAAAGCGAGTTCAGAAAGTATGTTTGGGCAAAGGATAAGGACGGGAACTATATCAACGAACCGGAAGACCATGACAATCACGGAATAGATGCTGTACGTTACTATGTATTGGGTGAGCTTCTTGGTAAGATTCAGAAGCCGAAAGATTTAACAGGAATATTCACACATTAAAAATATAAACTATGCCATTGAATTTAGAAGAAATATTAGCATTGCCTGACATCGGGCAGAAGATAAACTACCTGAAGAAAGGTAGGAAGACTGAACTTCCCGACCGTTGCAAACTTTGGGATGATTGGAATCCGGAACGACATGAAATCATGGTTGACAAAAAGAAATATCCGGACAGAAAGGTTCTTGAAAAAGAAGCAGAGAAGCACTTCGATGAAAAAACGGGTAAGACTTATGAAATCGAAGCAAAGTATAAGACTGAACCGGTGAACCGTATCTCCATTCCATTGGAACAGGATATCGTGAACATCCAAACTGCTTTCACGGTCGGCACAGAACCGTCTATGGATTGCATTCCGACTGATGATGATGAAAAGAAGCTGCTGGATGCGGTAAAGGCTGTATTTAAATCCAACAAAATCAAATACCAAAACAAGAAGATTGTCCGTGCCTGGCTCTCCGAACAAGAAGCGGCAGAATATTGGTATGTTACCGATGATGATTCGTTTTGGGCAAAGTTTTGGAAGAAAGTTAAGACTACGTTCGGTGGCAAGGTCAAGCCCACCAAGAAACTGAAAAGCGTGTTATGGTCTCCATTCAGAGGTGATAAGCTATACCCGTTCTTTAACGACGAAGGTAAAATGATTGCTTTCTCACGTGAGTATAAAAAGAAGCTCATGGATGATTCGGAGGTCACCTGCTTTATGACTATCACGGACAAAATGGTTTATCAATGGGATTTGTCTAAAGGGTATGAAGAAAGAACGCCTTTTGCTCATGGATTCCCAAAACTACCGGTTCTCTATGCTTATCGTCCTGAATCTTATTGCAAGAAGATAAAGACATTCCGTGTCCGGCTGGAAAAACTGTTATCTAATTATGCTGATTGTATAGACTACCATTTCTTCCCACTGCTGAAGCTAATTGGAGATGTAGAGGGTTTCATGGGTAAGGTTAAGGATAGAATGGTCAAACTTACAGGTGAAGGTGCGGATGCCCAGTATCTGACGTGGAACCAAGTTCCGGATACGGTACGTTTTGAAGCAGAAACACTCACTAATATGGCTTATGATATGTCAAACACTCCAAGAATATCGTTTGAGACATTGAAAGGCATAGGCAAGGCTTCCGGCACTGCTTTCCGCTTCATGTTTATGGGTGCACATATGGCGGTAGAAAATCACGGTGAGGTTATCGGTGAGTTCTTGCAGCGAAGAGTAAATTTCATTGTTTCCGCTTTAGGCTCTATCAATCCAACCGAGTTTAGCAAGGCATCGCAGACCATTGACATAGAAACAGAACTGGTTCCATATATGATTGATGATTTGAATGATAAGGTGACTACTGCCGTTTCCGCTGTCAGTGGTGGCATCTGGTCAACGCGTGAGGGAATCATGTTTGCCGGAAATGCTGACCGCATCGAAAGCGAATTGAAAGAAATTAAAGAGGAACAAGCAGCAAAGAATGAGCAAATCGGAGATAAGGGAAAGAAAAACGCCTCTTAGTTAGAAAAATTACGGGACTTATAGTTTTAGTATAAGAAAAATAGTTAGCGGTGGCTTCAAAGAGTTGCCGCTATTTTTTTTGCTCTTTTAAATTATAAATATTAGAATATAATTTTGAATTATAGAATTATATATGTATTTTTGTCACACGATAATTGAGTAACCAATGAGAATATTTACCGAACAAGCATTAAAAGAATATGCAGAGAACCATCCCGATTCAAAGGTCGCTTTGCAAGAATGGACTACCATTGTGAAAAGAAGCAAGTGGACCTGTTTTGCCGATATTAAGAAAACGTTTAATAGCGTTGATAGTGTAGGTAATCAACACTATGTTTTCAATATCAAAGGCAATAACTATCGTTTGGTAGTAGTGATTAAATTCACTATTCAGTTTGTGTATATTCGCTTTATTGGTACTCATAAAGAATATGATAAAATAGATTGCGCTAATATTTAGGATTATGACAAAGATAGAAAATCAAGCCCAATATGAATGGGCGGTGAAAAGAGTAGAGGAACTTCTTCCATTAGTGAAAGATGATACTCCTTTGAATGACCCAAATAGCATAGAATTGGAGCTTCTTTCTAATTTGGTTGCTGATTATTCCGAAGAACATTTTGCATTGGGAGAACCAACACTTGTGGATGTTCTTAAACTTCGTATGTACGAAATGGGGCTTAATCAAAAATCACTTGCAAAGTTGGTTGGTGTCAGCCCATCACGATTAAGTGATTATATATCTGGTAAATGTGAACCAACCTTGAAAGTTGCTCGTGAGATAAGCCGGAAGCTAAATATTGATGCAAATATAGTGTTGGGAGTATAAGTATAAGTTTTTGTCGTGATATATTTTAGGCGTGATTCATTCGGTTTCACGCCTTTTTTTATACCATTTTACGACAATCGTTTTATTGTCGTGTATCACCTATCTGATTATTTCTCACCCTCTTTATAAATAGCGAAATTTACCGTAGAAATTTATAAATCAAATTCATACGGTATGACAATCTTAGAACAAATCTTAGCAGGGCTACAACAGAAATTCGCTGGGGTGGACACTGCTATCTTAACCCGAATCGCTACTAAAAAGGCAGAGGGTGTAACGGACGAGACAAAGGTAAACTCTATTATTGAGGGTATCAGCTTTTCGGACGTGCTTAATTCCTATGGTGATTTCCGTGCCGGGGATGCTTCAAAAACGGCAGTGACTAACTACGAGAAGAGGCATAACCTTAAAGACGGTAAGCCAATCGAGACTACCACAACCACCAAAACGGAAGAGAATAAAGACGATGTGCCTGCATGGGCGCAAGCTTTAATTGACTCCAACAAGAACCTTTCTGATAAGCTAACGCAGTTTGAAGCAGAAAAGGCTCAAGCAACACGTAGCCAGCAGATTTTGGCAAAGGCAAAGGAGTATGGTATTCCCGAAAACTACGCCAAACGATGCGCCATTAAGGACGATGAGGACTTGGACGCATACTTCAAGGACTTGAAGCAGGAGTTTGCGAATGACGGCTTTAAGGGTGTAGTTCCTCCAGATACAGCAAAAAAAGAACTGGAGAATGAGACTCAGGCGTTTGCGAAAATGATTGCAGACGACACTAAAGAAATTGTAGAACAACAAAAACAGTGATTTTATGGCAGCAGGATTTAAGTATAATCTTGAACCGGAAGTTGAGCAGGAAGAACGCTACGACGTAGAAACCGGACGCAGACGCAGAGGTCCGTATAAGTTGGACACAACCAACCTCGTTGTCGGCTCGTACTTGCCCTCATTCACACCGATTGCAGCTGACTTGGTGAAGAAAACATCCCAAGTGGCTATCCGTGTGGAAGTATATGAGAAGTTTACGACAGGCTCCAATACCACATTGAAAATCAAGAAACGTTCTTTGGCTTACAAAGGTATGCACTTGGGTAACGGTGCGCATGGAGCGACAATCAACGCTATTGACAAGGCTGACAAAGCTTTTGATAAGCTGACGTTAGCGGCAGACTTTGGAGAAAATCTAGAAGCTGGAACAGTTCTTTACGAAGCGACAGCCGCAGATGGTACAACGCCCAAAGTTATCGCAAATTCAGCTCTGTATGAAAGGAAGCAGGTAGAGGATGGCATAGTATTGGTTTCCCTTTTGATGCGTGCGTTTGAAATCGAACCGACCAAGCTGGTAATGCCTTTCGCAGATATTGACAAGGCGAATATGCCGCACTTCCAGTTTAATGCTCAGGATGTCAAACAAGAAAAAGACACTGTATCAATTCCTAAGGCTTCTTCCAGTCGGGACGGATTGATGAGCAAGGAAGATAAAGCCAAATTGGATGGGGTTGCAGCACAAGCTAACAAGTATACTTTAACAGCAGCTACGACTTCTGCTCTTGGAGGTGTAAAGCAGGCAGCCAAAGTGAATGATGCATCTGGTACGGTGTCGGTAGAAAACTTTAACGGATTATTGACAGCGTTGAAAAACGCAGGTATAATGGCAAAATAAAGAAAGGAGGACTAATATATGATGCTAACTATTCATACATTGTTTAATGACCCGAACATTGTAAATGCAGTGATTCAGCGTGTCCTCAAGACAAGAAAGGACACAATTTATTGGCAGCAGTATTTGGGCTTCCGTAGGACTACTACTCGTGTATTTAAAGACTACATCGGTCAGGTTACTGGCGTGATGGCTGGTTCCATCAACTCCCGTTATGGCGAAAAGCCTATCCGTGAACGCAGGAATATCGGTTCCGGATATGGTGAGATTGCCTATTTGGGTGACCGCTATCAAATCTCAATCGACCGTTTGTCTGACTTGCAGGACTTGATAGATAAGTATAATGCCGCCAAACCGGAAGACCAGAAAGCAGCCATGCGTGACATCGTGGACTTCATCTATGACGATTACCGTCAGGTATTGCTGGCACCGCACAAGCGTATGGACATTATCGTAGGCTCTCTGTTGATGACTGGAGCAGCAAGCGTGAAGAACAAGGACGACAATGCCGGAGGAATTGACTTATTGAACATCGACTTGCCGTTTAAGTTTATCAAGCCGGACACAGAGGATAAAGACTATTTCGTCACTTACTTGCAGCAGAAACTGAATGAGCTGAAATCTATTTACGGCACATTCCCCAAGATGATTATGAGCCGTGGCACATTCATCAAGAATATTATCGGTTCAAGTGAATTTGGAGATAAGTTCAAAATGCAGCTTACAGGCAATGAAATGTATATGTCTACCGGGCTTATCACCTCGCAACTGGCTTCTACCATTTTTACAGGTATCGGACTTCCGGCTATTGAAATCAAGGAAGATTATGTGGTAGACCAAACAGGTAAGAATATCCCCATTTATGCAGATGGTCGTATTTCCCTGCTTCCGCAGGATAAAATCGGTTATATGCGCTTCCACACTCCTTATGAAGCTGTGGATGGTGTACCGGGACGTAATTACACTCAGGCAGATGGCGATATGCTGATTTCAGGTTACAAGGACGGCAATGGTCGCTATCTGGAATACACAGCCGAATGGATTCCGCAGATTGCGAACCCGAACCTGATTGTGAACTTCGATTTGAGTGAGATGAACGCATGACAGTAAACGATTATATATTACAGAAGTTTCAGACCTTCGGCGTTAACTTGTCGGAGGCTGACCTTTTCGATATATGTCTGAACGCAAAGATAAGCGGAGGGGGTGAGATGAACGAGGATTGCCAAACACGGGTGTCGGTGGCAATTGCGAAGTTCATCCCCTCTCTATTGCTTCGTGCCACTTCCATCAGCGAAAGCGGTTTTTCTATGTCTTGGAACATTCAAGGCATTAAGGATTACTATTCATTTCTGTGCAAGCGGTACGGTTTGAAAGACGAACTGGGTAACAAACCTAAAGTGACTTTCTTATGATATTCGCTCCACACATATTGCAGGTAAAAGTTATCACCCCAATGGATAAGGATGAGTTTGGCAGACCTATTCCCGGAACAGGTGGTGAAAGCTGGCAGGAGGTGTGCAAATGCCGTTGTGATGATAACACTACCAAAGAGTTTTCATCTGATAACGGCTCTGTGTATCGTCCGAATTATCATGTGGTATGCGAGAAGAGAATTACTGTCAAGGCTGGTGATGAAGTACGTTGCATGGATGGTGATAGCGTAAGAGGTCAAGGCGAAGTTTATACAGTGAAGAGTACAAACTACTTTAACTACTCGGAATTATGGATGTAGATTTCGATTTCTCAGATGTCGACTCCTTTTTCGATGAAGGAGAATGGGAGGTCGAAAAGAAGATGATTGATGTAGGCGATGAAGCCGTGAAGTACGCAGAGGAACATGGGGATTATCAAGACCATACACTCACTTTGAGAACGTCCAATGATTACGATGTCAATAAAGACGGTTTGACATTGAAAAACGAAGCGGAATACGCATCATTCGTAGAATCTAAAGGGTATGATGTTTTGAGTAGTGCTGCTTTATTTGCGGAGAAACGATTAAAAGAAGAATTTGAAAAATGAAAAAGTACATTGGAACAAAACAGATTGAAGCAGAACCTATGACAATGGGCGAGGCTTATGAAAGAGGTTTATTACAAGTTGGCAGAGTGCCTGATGCAGAGTATGCAAAGCGCATGGGTTATCACGTTAAATATGCTGACGGGTACGAGAGTTGGTCGCCAGCGGAACCGTTTGAGGAGGCGTATAAACTCGCCGATACATCACTTGACCGTATGCAGATAGAAGCCGAAGAAGTCAATGGAAGATATGTAAAGTTAGCCGCTTTCATAGATTCAGGGAAAATGGATGAAGTCGTTAATGATATGTACAACAAGTGTTTACTGGAAATGCAGTGTTGTACAATGTTCGACTATATACGGCTTCTTGATACTCGCATACAGCGTATGCAAGGTTCTGATGGTGCAAAAGTAATAAAGATGAATTTTGGCATGGCTATTATGGCTCTCAAAGCAGGTTATCCAATTCGTAGAAGTGGATGGAACGGGAAAGGATTAATGGTATTCAAACAGGTTCCAGCTCATATAGATAGCGACATTATTCCAAAGATGCAATCTCTTCCGCAATCGGCAAAAGACCTTATTCTGAAAGGTAAGGGATTTATTGACTATACAAGCCAGTGTCTTATCTACAACGAGAACACTGGACGCGCTGATTCATGGGTTCCGTCTATCAGTGATGTATTTGCAGAAGATTGGGAGATTGTGGAATGATAGTAACCACCGACATAGGAAACATCCTCTACCGGAATTGCAAGGCTTTCGGGATAGGTATAGTGCCAGCAGGAGAAACACTGACGGGTGAATTGACCTCTGAAAGAATCGTTATCCACACGAAGAAACAACAGCCGGGAAAGTATTGGAAGAAATCTTTCGCAGAAGTGAATCTATGTGTACCCAATTTAAGCGAGAATGAAGCGAACACAATCCGGCTTAACGAACTTGAAAGAAAGGCTGGCAAGCTGCTTGATGATGTAGTAAGCACCTATGACGGTACAACCTATCGTTACTCTATCGAATCAATTGGCACGGAAGCGGATACAGCTTTGAAATGCCATTACGTGAATGTGAGAATTTTATTTGAAGTAATAAATGTAAAACTATAAGATTATGATTTCAGCAGTAGGAATAAAAAGAATCTTGTTTGCCGATATTGATAAGGTAACGGCAGACATTACCCCCGAAATCGCAAAGACTTTGATTCAAGCCGCTATCAAAGCGAAAGATGAGGTTTTGAATGTACACGGGGAAACGTGGCAGATTGAGGAAACGGAAGCCTCCGTCACTGGGTACAAGAACCAATTAACGGGAAAGAATTACCGTTACGATGATGTGCCGGGAGAAGTATCGCCCGCTTTCTCTATCGGACAATATGACTGGAAGACCAAGAAAGCGTTCATGGGTGGCGATGTTATTCAGGCAACATCTAAAGATGTGGGTTGGAAGCGTGCTTTGGATAAAGTTATTATCAACAAAGCATTGTTCTGTCTGACCGATGATGATGTCTGGTTCATCTTCCCAAAATGCCGTATTGTTTCCCGTGAAGCCAATACGGATAAGGCAATTGCAATCGCTGTAAAAGGCTTGGTGCAGGAACCGGGAATTGAAGGCGTTTCTTCTGAGTATAACTACGAAGAGGGGCAGATTAAAGCTTTGCAGGCATGAACTACAGTAACCATTGTACCTACTCCTTCCGATGCGACCGTAAAGCTGGACGGTGTAACGGTCAAGTCAAAGCAGGTGAATGCTGGGGCTACCGTTCACTATGAAGTGTCGAAAGTGGGGTACGTCACTCAGTCAGGAGATATTAAAACCACTCCTTCTGAAGTTGATACCACTCTTAAAAAAGAGATAACATTGGTAAAAGCACAAGAGTGATAACCGGGGGATGGATATATACCATTCCCCCTTTTAGTTTAAGAATATGAATCAAGCAGCAAAAACGGTTTCTGATGCTTTGTTAGGGCTGGATTTCATGAATGTGGAGATAGGAGGGATGGTTTATACCATTAAACCTCCTACAATTAAAATTATCTGTCGTGCCATTCATCATTTTTCCAATATCGGCATGACTGGAGATAATGTCATGGAAGCTATTAAAGAGCTTCCTGAAGCTACTGAAGATATGCTGAAAGGTATTTCATGCTTCATCTGCGGGAATGATAGTTTGGTCAAAGAATTGGAGAACGGCACTTTTGAAGAAGTCAAAGATGCCTTGGAAGTCTGTTTCTCTATGATGGATATTTCGGCTTTTCAGTGTGTCAGCTCGATGAGGAACGTGTCGATGCTGGCAGCAAGACCGAAACAGTAGGAAACGCAACGTTCTTCGGGCAGATAGCCCATTTGATTGACACGCTTCATCTGAGTTATACAGAAGTGTTTGAGGTTATCCCTTATCGGAATTTGCTGATGATGCAACGGGATAAATTACACGCAGTATATGGTGGTCAAAAAGTGAATAGAATCAGTGGTAAGGAATTGGCTAATCGTAGGAAAAAGAAATAGATATGGCAAAATTATATTTTAAGATAGGTAGTGACTGGGAAGAAGTTGTAAGACTTCGTAATGAAATTGCAAAATTAAAGCAGGAGTTAATGAGCATGGATGGCACGCAGTTTCCTGCTGCTTTCAAGGCTTTGAATGCCCAACTTGCTGCATCCAACCAAAGATTGGATGAGTTGGTGACTAATGCAGCCAAAGCTGGAGCGGAGATGGAAACGGGATTCAAAAGGAAAATCTTCGATGCTTCTCAGGTAGTGAATGGATTGTCGGAAAAAATAACATTTCAACGTGGAACTATCCAACAATTGAAAAATGAGTTAGCAGGATTAAAAGACAAGTATCGTGAAGCATTAAAACAGGATGGTGATACTTCTTCCTTAGAAGCTAAAATAAGGTCTACAAATGAAAAATTGAAAGAGCAAAAAAGTTCTTTATTTAACCTTACCCAGGAACAGGCTAACGCCCGCTTGTCAGTAAAGAAGCTCCGCGATGAATATGCTTTGTATCGGCAAGATGGTGAAAAAAATGTAGATGTAACTAAGCAGGTGGAACAAGCCATGTCTAATATGGGTAAGAAACTGCTGGGAGGTTATTCAATCAAAGAATTCTTGTCAAGTATGATTCGTGTTCGTGGAGAATTTCAATCCATGCAGACCGCTATTGAGACTATGGTTGGAAAGGATATGGCAGGACAACTGATTCCGCAAATCAAGGAGCTGGCTAAGATTTCTCCACTTACTATGTCAGATATGGTTGGAGCAGAAAAGATGATGCTTGGATTTAACATACAAGCAGAAGACACTATCAAATACTTGAAAGCCATTAGTGATATTTCTATGGGGGAATCCAGTAAGTTCAATTCGCTAACTTTGGCATTTTCACAGATGTCAGCAGCGGGTAAACTTATGGGACAGGATTTGAATCAAATGATAAACGCTGGATTCAACCCGTTACAGATTATCTCCGAAAAGACCGGAAAATCTATCGCAACTTTGAAAGATGAAATGTCCAAAGGTGCTGTTTCCGCTGAAATGGTTCAACAGGCATTCATTGATGCAACTTCCGCAGGTGGTAAGTTCTATAATATGTCTGAGAATGCTTCAAAGACTATCAATGGTCAGTTGTCTATGATGCAGGATGCTTTGGATTCCGTGTTTAACGAATTGGGAACAAAGTCGGAAAGTGTTATCATGGACGGTATTCAAATGACAACTTCGTTGATTCAGAATTATGAAACAGTAGGTAGGATCTTGGCTGGATTAGTGGTTACTTATGGTACATACCGGACCGCAGTGATGCTTGTTACTGCTGCCGAAAGTAAACATACTCTTGTGGAGATTGGACTTACCAATGCCCGTTTATTGGCACGAAAAGCGCAGTTAGCTTTAAACGCTGCAATGCTTACCAATCCTTATGTAGCTTTAACTGTCGTTATCGGTGGGCTTGCTACTACAATGTGGGCAATGTCTGATAGTACAACTGCTGCCGCCCGTGCTCAAAAAGAATATAACGGCATTAAAGATGCAGCATTTAAAAAAGAACAGGAACACAAGCTGAAAATCGAAGAATTATTGACGGCTGCTCGTGATGAGAGTTTGGCTACTCTTACTCGGCAAAAATCATTAGAAGAACTTCGTAAAGAATATCCTAAAATTTTCGAACAATACGATATTGAAAAGCTAAAGTTGGAGGATATCTTAAAGTTGAAGCAAAAAATAAACGAAGAAGATTCAAGGCGTTCTGTTCAAGGCAGGAGAGATGATTATAATGCTCTAAAACAAACGATTACTAACCAACGGAGATATTTGCAGCTATTTGATAATCCTGATTTACGGAAGAATATGTCTGATTCCGATAAAGAAATATGGAAAATGTTTTCTGGTAATCAGTCATACGTACAGGTGCGTGAGCAAATGGAGAAAAACTCTGAACTTTTAAAAAAGTATCAGAAAGACATGTTCGATGATAATATTTCCGCTTACAAATCCAATCTTAAAAACTATTCTAAGGAGAAGCTTGAAACGGAATTGAAACTTGCTCAATCGTCTGCATCCAAACGCAATGGTTTTGTTGTAAACGGGATGATGGTTAAAGGGGGAGATTTAGAAAGTGTTATTTCTTCAATTAATGGAGCGTTGGCTAAAAAGAAATCCCCTACTACTTACAAGCAGGATTATGAGAAAGCGAAGAAAGACTGGGATGATGCTAAGAAGAAACTTTCTGAAATAGAAAAGAATAAATCCAAGTTTACTTCAAAGCTGTATGAAGAAGCTAAGAAACGAGTAGAAACAACTGAAAAAGCCTATAAAAATTTGGGCGGTATTACTGGTAGTTCTTTGACCAAGCAGGAAAAAGCTGCTGAAAAGCAAAAAAAAGAACAAAAAAAGACAGCCGAACAACTTCTTTCACTTCACCGTCAGAACCAACAGGATGAAATCAACCTGATGAGAGAAGGCACGGAAAAGAAGTTGAAACAGATTGACCTTGATTATCAGAAACAGATTGATGCGATAAGAAAACAGGAGGAAGAATGGAGCAAAGCCGGTAACGGTAAGCTGACCGACAAGCAGGCACAGAAAATTTCAGAAGCTTATACCAATGCCGAAAGTATGAGAGATAAAGATATTTCCGATGTAACTGAAGGACAGCTGAAAGCCGAACAACAGGCTTTGAACGACTACTTGAAAGAATATGGCACGTTCCAGCAGCAGAAATTGGCTATCGCCCAAGAGTATGCGGAAAAAATAAGGAAAGCACAGGAAGAAAACGGTGTTAATAGTGCACAAGTAAAGTTACTGGAGAAACAACGTGATGTTGCCATACAGAACAAGGAAACAGAAGCCATAAAAGCCAATATAGATTGGGTTACTGTGTTCGGTGAGTTTGGTTCCATGTTTTCCGACATGATAAAGCCCGCCTTGGACGAAGCGAAAAAATATGTACGGACTGACAAGTTCAAGAACTCCGATCAGGCAAGCCAGAAATCATTGATTGACGCCATCAGCCAGATGGAAAAGTCTTTGGGTGGTACAAGTGGAGTCAACTTCAAGAAACTTGGAGAGGATGTAAAAGCCTATCAAATAGCAGAACAGAATCGTATCAGTGCCATAGGGATTGAAACAGCTGCTTTGGAAAGACTAAAGAAATCACAGGATGATTACACCAAAGCGCAGAAGGGCGGAACGGAAAGTGAGAAACAAGCCGCAGCAAACGCTCTTGAAACAGCACGGCAGAATGCTGACATTGCATCCGCCAATGTGAAGACACAGACTGATATCGCCAATCAGGCCCAGCGTAATGTGACTGATACCGCCACCAGACTGAAAGCAAGCATGGAAAATTTGTTGGGAGGCTTGCAGCAGATTTCATCCGGTGGATTGTATAACGCATATAGCGGAATTATCAAAACCGTGAACGGATTCAAGGATGTCATAGGAAAAACGTCAGAATCTCTTAAGGAGGTCCCCATTGTCGGATGGATTCTGTCCATCATTGACGTACTCAAAGACGGATTAAGTGATCTTGTCGGTGGTCTGCTTGATGCTGTTCTGAACGCTGTCAGTGGAATTATCGGTGATGTCTTGTCAGGGGATTTGTTTGTCACAATCGGCAAGTCATTGAGGAACGGCATAGGAAACATCCTGAACGCAATCTCATTCGGAGGCTTCAACTCCTTGTTTGGAATAGGTGGAAACGCCAAGGAAGTACAGGAAACGATAGACAGGCTGACGGACAGGAATGAAACTTTGCAAACGGCCATCGAAAATCTGACTGACGAGATGAAGGCAAGCAAGGGAATGAAATCGGTTGAATCTTACAGGGAAGCTGTAAAGTATCAGGAGGAAGTCAATAAAAACTATCTGCAAATAGCAAAGGAGCAAGCCGGATATCATAAGAGCCACGGCAGCTGGCAGCATTATCTGAAATGGACGGATGAAATGCTGGAACACGCAAGAAAAGCTACCGGCATGCAGGATTTCTCCGGCACCGATTCCTTGTGGAATCTGACCCCCGAACAGATGAAGGCTCTACGGTCGGACGTATGGTTATGGGATATCATGGAATCTTCCGGTAAGGGAGGTTACGGTGAGCGTGTTACCGACAAGCTGGATGATTATATAGAGCAGGCAGGAAAACTGGAAGAACTGACCGACAGTCTTTATGAGGGCCTGATCGGAATGTCATTCGATTCCATGTATGACAGTTTTATAAGCAGTCTGATGGATATGGAGAAGAGTGCGGAGGATTTTGCTAATGACATATCCAAATATTTCATGCAGGCGATGCTGTCAAATGCCATCGGTGAACAGTTTAGTGACAAACTGAGGACATGGTATGATAAATTCGGTGAAGCCATGAAGGATGATGGTACGCTTGACAATAATGAGCGTAAGGAGCTGATGGATGAATACATGGGTTATGTGGACGAAGCCATGAAGCTCCGTGACGAGCTTGCCGCAGCAACCGGATATGACAAGATTTCGCAAGAATCAACATCCCAGTCAGCTTCATCCAAAGGTTTTCAGGTAATGAGTCAAGATACTGGCGAAGAGTTGAACGGTAGGTTTACAGCATTGCAGATTGCAGGAGAAGAGATAAAGAATCAAAATATCATTCAATCTCAATCGCTTAATTTACTAACAGTAAAAGCAGATGCTCTACTTTCCATAAATACGGAAACAAGAAATATTGCTGATGATACGCGGGATTTGATAGCGCAATCCTATCTTGAATTGGTACAGATTTCAGAAAATACAGGGGCAATCGTCAAACCTATTCAACAGATGCAAAGAGATATAGCAGAGGTTAAAAAGAATACAGCAAAATTATAG